TGCGGCGGCGCGGGGCGCCGTGCGGGGGGCGGGGGCGCCAGACCGGGCAGAGGACGGCCGCCGTCGAGCTGAAGTGAAATGGTGGGAGGCCGTTTCTTTCGCGCACACTGTTATCGATTGGGGCAGGTCTCTAAAAATTCTGATACCATCTGATAAAGAGGACTCAATCCCTACTGAGCCTCAAATTCCGGAATCTATGAGGTGATTTAATAAAATGTTCACTCCCAAGGTCCGCAAGGCCCTTTACGCCCTGCTCACCGCTATTCTCGGTGTTTTTGCGGCTTTCAATGTTATTTCTGCGGATCAGGCGTCTCAGTACGCTGACGCTGTTACCCAGATTGTTGGTGCTCTGACTCTGGCGCTGGCTACGTATCACACTCGTCCCGCTGTGACGCCTGGCCGTCACGCCGCCGGTGATGGTGAGGCCGCTGAGGACAAGGTCGCCTGACCTCCGCCCTTTCATAGAACATTACTGCCCCCTACCGGATCATCGATAGGGGGCAGTAATGTTTCACGTGAAACACGGGGCATGTTTCACGTGAAACATTCACCGTCGTTCCACGTCGTCTCCGATGATGCGGGCGATCACGTCCTCGTCATGACGTTTAGTTACCGCCCACAGGAAAAGATGACGCCCCGCATCCCGCGCGTCATCCGCATCCGACTGACTCACGTCGGTTCCCGTGGGCCAAAAACCAAGAGACTTCAAAACATTATCAGGCATGGTGGTCTTTGCCATCGCGGGAGTCTGCCACACAATGTCCCCGATCTCCCACTCCAGCACGGAGTTGATTTTTACTGGGGTGAGGTCTGCGAGAAAATTGTTGCCCGGCCTGAGATCGAACTGTTCGCACACAACGACATCTGGGGCGAATTCGTTTCGTGCGGCCAGAATGTCGTAGGCGCTGGCCGTCCAATGCTCATACTTGAATTGTTGAACATGAATGATCGAGAAACCATGGTCGTCGTGGAAGTCTCCGACGACGATTCCCGTTGACTTGCCGGGGTCAACGGCCATCACCCGTTGCATCACGCCTTTCCTCCTTTCCTCTTTCGCAAGCTCCGCCTCGACTTGTTCACGGCGGTAATATTTTTCACCGTGTCCGAACACACTCCGTCTACCTTGATCCACAACGTGTCCGGCGCCATCGGCTTGCCACGCTTCTTTTTCAAAGTCCACGGCGTATCCGGGTCGTCCGGGAAAGGCAGATTCTTATAGCACCATATTGCACAATCCTGTGGGGAATCGAAATGGAAGTCTTCCTTCGGAATGTACCTTTTCAGGTCGTAAATGCGTCGCATGAGTGAAGGGGTAAGCCATTTCGGTAGTTCCTTGTACATGCGAAGCGACGAGCTAGTGCACGGGCAGTTCACGGGTTCACCGCCGCTGAAACGCGAGACACGAATCCATTTCTCTTCCCCGCAATTCACGCAACGCATGTGAAAATACCTATGGTGATCGCTCATGAATCTGTACTCGGGGGACGTAACTTTCCACTGTCGGAAGCGGCGTCCCACCATTTCCGGTTCCTCCCCGGTCAAGTTTTTGTTCACCGGCTTGACCGGATGGAGAATGCGGCGTTCGCGACCTTTCTTTCTCGTCTTGGTGCGTATGACAGAGATTTCACCGGGACGAAATACCCCGTTCTCAGTCTCGAACTTCCACTCGAACACAACCGATGGGTTGAATTCTTTATAGCACCATTCGATAGCTGACATCATGCCGTCGAACTCAAAATTATCTACACCGTTCTCCTCTCGCCACGCCCAAATATTGAGGCGAATGTCGTTGTAGGAGCGGCTCGGCATGAGAGTCTCATTCGCTTTGCGATGGTAACGCAAATACGGCATATCCGGCGTATGGTCCAGTGCCACGTCAAGGTTGCATGGGGCGATTGGCTTGGTAATGTCAGGGCGCACGAAACGCCATTTCTTGTCCTCAGGGACCTCCAAGTAGGTGAAGCACCATTCCAGGGCGGCATCCACGGAAGGGAAAAGAAACTCCCCGTCGGGGACACTCGTTTGAAGCCGCTCCAACCTGTTAGCAGCTAGCCTGTACAACTTGTATGACGGTTGCATCATTCGTGTTTTCTCTCTTCTCTTATTTGGTTGAATAGCGGGGGCAACGTGATTGCTGCCCCCGCTATTCAAATCATGCGACCGCGTGTGTTAGAAAACTACCGACCATGCGGTCTCAGAATTCTTCTTGGCCTCGAAATCAATGGAAGAAATCTCAGCTCTCGGAGGCCAGAAAGCGGGCTTCGGGGCGCCATCCTCACCGAGAATCGTAACCCCGTTCTCGTCCTGCTCATATGCGGGGCGACCGTAATCGTCCAAACGGGGGCGCGGCTTGCTCATTCGGGTGACCAATGTTGCGTGAGCGCCCTCCAAATTCTCACACACTTTCTTCACGGTCGCGTCGATCTTCTGCGGTGAGAGAAGATCGGCCCTCTCCCTGGCGTCAGCCGACCAGAGACCAGCGGCACTGAAATACTTCGGAATATTGAAATGGATAAACGTCTTCCCGTTCTTGTTAATGGTGAAAACGGTCCGGTCAGTGAGTGCCTTTCCGGCATCCTCATCGTCACCGTCAATCATCCAATCGGTGACAAGCATCGGCCTGCCGCTCTTGGAGGTGGTCATTTCAGCCTTAGTGATGAATGCGGAGTGCTTTCCGGGCTTGGGCGGTTCGAAATTGCCACCGCCGGTAGCGACCTCCAGCGATGAGAGGTCGGTTCCGAAGTTGAAGCCAGTTGCCATAATTATTGTGCTCCTGTGAATCGAGGGATGAAAAGAATTGCGGTTGGTCAGTTCTCACCGTCGGTGGGCTTGCTGCGGAGTGCCTCCCTGACGGCGTCGGCGGCGATAGCGAGAGTCTCAGCGGAAACGCCACGGTCAGCGGTAACAGTGATCTTAGCCATAATCTTTTTCTCTCTTCCTATGTTTTGGTTAGTGGCTAGTGATGTAATTGTGAATCTTGGTCATGCTCGGATTCCCCATTGCCGGCGGGAACTCCCGCGTCTGTTGCTTTGTCACAACGTTCGGTTTGCGAGTGTACAGTACTGGCACGGTGACTTCTTCCCCGTCCCCATTATCCACGTTCGCCCATTCCATGTAGCCTACAAAATTGAACAAGGCGGGGATGCGCTGCCCAGATTTCTGCCCTTCAAACGACGGAGCAATGAAAACCTCCCCAGTAACCTCACTACTCTCACGCGCGGAATGCGTGATAGCAATGAATGAAATGTCGGGGGCATTCAAGAATACGCTGATCGCCTTCAACAGGGAGTCGTATACTGCCCGCCATTTCGTCCACGTGTCATTCGACACGGCCTCATAGTGGGTCAGAATGAGTTCCTGGCACTTGTCCAGTGTGTCGAACACTACAGTCTTGTAAGGAAATTCTGCAAGATTGCGTGCAATGTTGTCGCAAAGATTGGCGCAATCAAGCCATTTGTCGCAATGCACGACAGTAATGTTTGCAGGGTTCCCCCAATCTCGCACTGGTAGTGTGCCGGATTCGAAATCAACGTACAGGACGGGCGACATATCGTCCACCTGTGATGCCGTGGCTGCGAGCGACGTTTTGCCGACGCCACTCACACCATGAATAAGCATGTTGAAATGATCATTCTGCTCCGGATTCACGACCGTCATTCCGAGACGAGCAAGAGTGTCCTCGAAAGTCATAGTATGTTTCACCTCCTAACCGTTGATAGTGTAGTTTTTGAATGCTTCTGTGTGGCGCTCATGCGAGCAGTACCAACATAGAGGAGACGACTGGAGACTGTCAACACCACTGTCATGTGACCTTGCTCTCTCCCAAATGTTTTGGAGTCTCTCTACGGCCGCGAGCGCAACGTCCTGCCGCCACGGGAAAGAGAACTCACAAATACTGTCCGGTACGACTTCTACGCTGCAGTCTCTTGGGAGGGCAACAATGGAACAGTGGGCTACCTCGTGTCCGAGCTGCGTAAGGCCGTACCCGTAAAGCATGATCTGAAGGTAGTATTTACGAAATTGCGCTCCCGCTATCGTGTTAGCGAACCGGGGCAGCTCACCGTCCCATTTAATACTCTTCCGGAATGCGGAAATCTTTTTCCGAGAGAGCAGCTTCCAGTCCAGGACCGTCGCCGCCGCAATATCGAAACGATCCACACTCCCAGAAATACGCCCATAGTCTTCAAGATTGCACACCTCTACTCTCTGCTCCACTAGAACGTTCGGTTCGTTTTTTGTGCGCGATTCCGCGAAAGCATGAAACGCGGTGCCCAGGAAAGGCGCCAGTGGCGTACCCGCATTTTCCGTATCGTGCGGGATTCCAAGAAGCTTGTCTGCAATGCATCGCTCGCAATCGTCCCCAATCTCGCTCACGCCAATAGCGGTTTGTTTGTCACGTTCGGTTGGGGCGAAAACATTACTGACCGCTGTTGCGGCGGCCGGGCTCAAATTCAAATTTCTCCCCTTCCTGAATTGCGGCGATAGCGGCGAGCCTGACGTCACGGTGAACCTCAATGTCTCCGCTCGCGATATCTTCAATGAAGAATAGTCTTGCGTCGCCAGCGGGCATGATTTCATAGACGGTGCCACCGAGCTCTTCGGCCCGCATTGCGGCTTGTTCGAGATTCGAGTAGACCCGGTAGTCGCCTTTCTGCGACGATTCCCATACTAGGTAGACGCCCATTAGTGTTTGCTCTCTCTTCCTAAATGTTGATTGACGATGTGTTATTCGACGATGGTTGCTGTGAGGCCGGCCCGCTCCTCTAGTGCCGCGGAAATAATGGCTGCGTAGCACTTGATCCGCCAGATGTTCTCCGATCGAATATTGGGCACGTGCAGCTTCATTGTCTTGATAGCGAATTGCGTCGGCCATTTCAGGATGATAGTGCGGCCGGCGATCTCGTCAATCGTAGTCCCTTGTGTGATGCGCATAATGCTTTTTTACTCCTCTGTCGCAATGAGCTCATAAATGTCGAGACTGTTATTGGTTGCCATGCCGCGCACAATGTTAACGTTATCCGCCGTGACATGGACGACACTGACATCTGAGTGCCCATCGTTCACTGGGGTGACGATCAGGAAATTCCTGCCGACCAGTTCACTGTCGTCGGATACGAGAATGTTTCTGATAGTGCCTGTCATGCGGCGTCGCACTAGATGAATGTTCGAACCATGCTGTGTTTCTGTCCTCATGGCATCTACTGTAGGTGTGTGGTGGTGGCGTGCGCAACCCGCACAAGCGTGGCGTCTATCACATTTCATATGAGGCCGCTCTCACGCAGACGCTCATACCCCGCCTCCAGCCTGGGCTCCACAGCCGTCACGTCGACAGTATTCTCACACTGCAAAAGAAAACGATTCACCCGTTTTGTTTGCCCCTTACGATTCAAACGGGCAGACGCCTGCAAATTCAAAATCACACTATTGTCCTCACTCAACCAAATCTCAGTGTTGCAAACATTCTGCAGACCATCGATCCCTTCGGCGGCGGCCGCAATGACGGCACAAAGAATACGCGGCCCATCGGACTCCAAAAACTGCTGCCACTCATCACGATAATCACTAGACAACTCGACACTCTGATAGCCGGCATCGGCGAGCCGCTTCCGCAACGGCGCCATGAATTTACGTGAGTGGCACCACAGAATAACTTTCTCGTCGGACGGCAGATCGGACAGAATGTCAAGGGTGGCGTCGATTTTCGAGGATCCTCGCTCCTCGAACTCGACGCTATCGTCCACGATTTTCAGCGGCCCGAGAGTGATCTGTCTGAGTCTCCCGTCTAGAACGGCGGCAGATGAGGCCACGCTTGCCCCACCATCCATAATCGCTAGACGGTGTTCTATAAATTCGCGATACATTCTCCCCTGTTCACGTCTCATCCCACAAGCGACACGTTGAACATTCACGGGAGGAAGATCACCGAAAACTTCACTACCCCGCATCGCAGACCAATTGTCACCCACAGAATCACGGAGAGCGCCAGGATCCTTCTCGCCACCATAAATCCTGGCATACCGAGATGCCGCAAAAGGATTAAACTCAGAAACAAAAAACTCATCCGCAAACCGATAGAAACTCCTATCGACACTATCCGGGTTCAAGAATTTGAGAACACCGTAAATGTTGACGGGCTTATTGCCGGCAGGCGTACCCGACAAACCAAGACGATACGTTGACTTCAAAGCCTTTACGGCCCGGAAAGACTGAGTGCGGTGATTCGCGATACGATGAACCTCGTCCACGACCACCATATCGAACGATTTCTTCGAGAAAGAAACGGACGGCCACTTCCTCGCGTCCACCGCCTTTCCCAGGGAAACCAAGAGCTCGAAATTAATAACCCACCAACCATCCTCGCCGGCCAGCATGTTTTCAATGTTGGCGCGCCCGGCCTTGGTGGTGCGCGACAGTACTTTCGCTTCCCGACCGGTGATGGTCTTGATACTGGCCTGCCATGACGAAATGACGCGCTTCGGACACACAATGATGACACGCCTGGCCGCACCGAGTTTCTGTGTGACCCAGATAGCCCCGTATGTTTTGCCGCAGCCCGGCTCCCAAGCCAGCAACGCCCCACCACCGTCTCGAATCGCGCGAGCGGTGCGATTGATTTCTCTTTCCTGCGCCCCTGTGGGCCGAATGTTAATCATTGAAATTCGTCCAAACGATCACTAGTAGACAAATTGTGAGCGTAAACGCTAGTAGTGTCACTTGTTCTTTCTCTTTTCTGTACAACGAGCCCCGCCCCACCGAGTGATGGGACGGGGTTCGTTCCGTTGGGTCAGTGGGCGATGGCGTGACGTTCCACGGCGGCCCAGTAGGCGTCCTCGTCAACGTCCACCACATAGTAGGGGGTCCCCGTGGCGGAGAAATACTGTCCGATCACGTCGTCGGCGATGGCAGCAACATCGTAGTCGTCCATCTGGTCCAGGGTAGGGATGATGTCGAACATAATGACGTCGTCCCGGGTGCTGCGACGAGCGATGATGTCCATGATTTCCTCTTCTCTATGTGTCAGTGCCACCGTTCCTCGGTGACGGCTCTAGTATAGGCAGACCGTGTACTCCGTAGTCAACCCAGCCGGAGGTGTCCCTGCTCACATGTCCAGTTGAAGGAGAGACAGCGCCTCACCCACGGCCGCACTCACGTCACCGCCACACTCCAACACCCTCATGCAATCGAAGGCCGTGTGCGCCCTCCCGTCCGCGAGTGGATCATCCGCATGATGCGAGAAGACCAGACCACTGTTCAACAGTGTCACACCTGGGGCCGTGTCACCACCGCGCGTATACCGCCATCGCCGCCCCACAGGCTCATATGGCCAACCAAACAAACCAATGAGATCATTAAACCCGTATTTTGAATTGAATTCCCCAATCACACCACCATAGCCGCCATCGGGCACAGAAGACAAAGAAACATCACCATCATCTTTCTCCTCGTACCCGATATTCTCCAACCATTTATCAACATTCAAACGGGCGCCGTCAATGAGCCAATTGCGCACCCTCAATCCAAGACGATGCGACGGCAGGAAAAAAGCTCGGGACGCCTCAGCACACGACCCATCCCACTGGGCCACGGGCCCCAATACACTGAAGCACGTCCGACCGATCGCCTCGCTTTCTCCCGCGGTCATGCTGCGAGTGCACGGCAGGACAACACGGAAACGCGGGGACGGGAAAGACGACGATGCCGTCTCCCATACAATACCGGCAAGATTCGCCGCCCGCATGCGATCACCGACGAAATCTTTCCGCGACCCGTGATCCGCATCCAAAACAATAGCCGACCGGGATACGAAATTCCTCTTCTGCCTCCTACCCCCCGAAAGAATACCGGCGAAGAAAGCTGGGGCATCATTTTTCTCACATTTCGAGGGCGCCTCACAAAGGGCGGCAAAATCATTAAGGTTTACACTAGTGGCACGCCACCCTGTGATGGAGCGAACATTGCCCGCTACCATCACAGGGAAACGTGCCCCGAAAACATCACTCACTGTACGACGGTTCCGCTATCTGATCCCGCAGAATCGCCTCCACGAGATCATTATCCACAATGGCACCTTCCGTACGGAATTTCACGCCCCGACGAAGAATATACTGCCGATATTCTTCCACGCTCCGCGGGGACAGATTCTTCGCTTCCAGCACTTGGTAAAGGCGCGTCTCGGTCGGAGGATTACTACTGAAATCATCCACCATACGTGTCAAATCCGGAACAAAAACATAGTCGATCATTTTCAGCGCGTCAGGCAGCCAGAAATCGGAAGCCAGACCGAAAGCTTTCCGTACTGCGGACGATGACACGCTCATCTGCTGCTCGAAAAGAGACAGAATAGCGGCAACGCGCATAATATGATTCCCCATACGGTCAATGACCGCCTGCACTGCCCGCTGAAAAGGCGACTCGCGGGCCGCCTCCCGGGCCCATGCTCGCATCGTTTCCACCCAAACATTCCGCGCAGACTCAGTCACAGTCATAGTCGCCGGCGTGTTGACGGGCCAGAACCCGGTGGCGCAAGTGACGGTACCACGAAATTCGTGTTGCATCATACCCAACATTGTCGAAATACGCTCGGAAGCATGCTCAACGAAACCATCACCACTATGCGCGCTCCGGACAGTGTCGGTGACCCATCCAAAAGACGAAGGATCAGACAGGCGATCCTCCTCATCCAACGCGAAAAGAATGCGCGGGCCCCACCCAGTCTCGAACAAAGACTGGGACATGTTATCGACTACGTCGCCGAGAATCCCGGTGCCACAGAAAGCAAGAGAATGAGGAACCCGTTCACTGTCAGCACGCCTCACACCGTCGTCGCCGACACGCACGGACTCGACAGTCCTACCCGAGTAGACGTCGGTCAGGAATCCGATGAGCCCACTACGATAACCCTCACCCTGTGACGCCGAATACATATTCTGTAGTTCGTCTACGAACATGATAGACGCCCCGCCAGGACGCTGCGCCATCCGCAAATTCAGGCCTTCAGCCGTCACGTTCGACCCGAACAGAACATTCGCCATAAGAGACCGCTCGCACGGGCTATTACCAATACTGTTCAGCAAATCTTTACGATCGGCCTCAAACTCGGCGATGCGATTATTGATATCATCCCGCCCCGTCCTATACTCCTCAATATCGACACGCCCACTCTTCCTTTCCAGAGATTCCAGGCGACGGAACAGCATGCGGATTGCCGAATCGACCTCCTGCACGGCCACCAAAGGCGCTGACGAATCCCACCTGAACGCGCCCACGCAATCGTCAAAAAAACTACGCACCAAAGACTGAGCCGTAGTCTTCCTCGACAAAGTAGACGCCCCAAGACAGTGCGAATACAAAGTCAACGGCACCATACTCTGCGCGCTCGCAGACAAATGAGTCCTCGCAGACAACGGGGCAGAAACCATCGTCAGAAAAGTCGTCCACAAAAAACGAGGAGGCGTCTCAGGCGACCTGGACTGCAAATAGTCAATAACCCTGTCAGCGAACCAATCATAGTGCACGCCACCATCCGGGGACGCGAACTCGTAATCCGCAATCCTCTCAACACTCAATTGTTCTCCGCCTCCACGTGGACAAGAAAACTATCGAAAGCGTCAACAATCTCGTCGCCGTCGAAGGTATAGCCAACGTCGAACATGGGGCCCCAGTAACGGTTCGTCTGCTCGAAAATCGTCGCTTTGTAACCGCGAACAGTGTCCGCTTCGAAAATGAACCTATGCCCGGGCGATGCGACCACAATGTGAATGCTGTTATTCCAGGCGCTTACTTCCAGGCCGAGCGAATCATTCCCGCCCTTGCTGGCGTAATTCTTGCACGCCTCAGTGACATGCTTCAGGAATTCCCAATCGAACAGCTTAATCATTTGTCCTCCCACAGTCTTGTCTTGATTTCGTCGAGCAGCCACTGAAGCTCCCATGCCACTTCTCTTCCCTTCACTGTTGTTATTGTTTTGTTCGTGTCACGATCTCGAATGCTCGCCGAATACTCACCCCCCACGATGGAGAGAGTGCACCCGTATTGTTTCCCAGTGACGTCCAAGTAGAGGACAGACGGATCACCGTCCATCATGACGTCCTCGCCGACGTCCAACAGAACAGATTTGCAGCGCGGGTCATTGAGCATCTCCGCAATGAATTCGGTCACGATGGGGCGCAGACCGTCGTCAATCACGATCTTCACCCTCCTTCATGCCAGCCAACTCCGCGAAACGATTCACAGCACTAACGACGGCGGCCCGGTCAGCGTTACGCTCATCCAAAATGACATGATTCGACAACTGAATAACACGAACCCGCCACTCATCGTCTTTCGTGACAACAATCCTGAAGACGGTCCTATCAACAAGATTCCTGGCCGTCGCCTTGAACAGGACCCCAAAAAGACGGCCACCTTCATTATTGCCATGCAAAGCGATAATCGAACATTGGGGCCACCGGGCGAAATCGCCGACACAGCTGGCAAGAAAAGCGAACGTCATCTCATCAATAGCAGAGTCACTCACTGTCGACCGCCTTACCGCGGTTCGCCGCGACAATCAAAGCGCGGTGGACGAACCCGCCAACATCTTCTGGTGAAATTGCGGCAGTCTTCCTCTTGATGGACCTTGCCCTCACAGTGCTGCCGGCGACCACGATACGGCAAGTGCTGCCGATAGTAATGATGCCGCCGTCATAAATCTTGCGGGCAGGCGCATGCACGTTGAACTCGTGGCGGCGCCCGTCATCATTCCACTCACGAACCGCCTGAGCGATAACCGTTCCGAAAACCGTACCCATAGTAATACTTCTCTCTTCCCAATATTGTGATGAACGCTACTATTTACTGTTGTAGGGGTGTAGGGTTAGATATCGAAACCGATCACCTCCTCCGCGGGCACGTCCACCAAAGCACACAAATCCCTCAACCTATCCCTGGCATCAGACAGGGCACACTCCCATGTCAGAGACCTTTCTTCGCTGCCCCGCATTTCCTCCAAGCAAAGAATGAAATCATTCGCCAAACGAGCGCTCTCCTCTTTCCTCTCGTAGCGCTCAACGTGTTTTTGAATCCACCTAGCCGCAACGCCAGTATTCTCACCAACAGTAATGACCTTTCGCCCCCCAAAGGCCGCCGTCACATTCTTCGCATCGAAATACCAAACGGTAGGCCTACCATCGTCGAACACATACACCTCAACACTACCGGCCTTGCAGTCCCAAACAATGAAAGTGAAATCATCGCCGTAATAACGGCGAGAGATCGTGGACGGCATATTCTCCAGAACATACTTCATTTCAGTATCCCGATCGGTCACACCTTCATTGTTGGGACCATCATATTCAAACCAAAGCATGATTCTCTCCTTCCGTTCCTTGAATTGCGGTGGGTCAGACGGTCACACTGTCAAGAATCTCCCGCAATCCGTGACGTCGACGGTGAAATGCGCGTCGTAAAACATTTTGTGTCCTCTCCTCTTCCTCGTGTTTGTGTTGTTCGGAATTGCGGGAGAAGTTACCGTACTCCCAGCGTCCCCCACAGGACCCAGATAGCCGCTACGAAACCGAGCGTCCCGACAACGGCGAGACATGACGCCGTCAGGTAGACGATGGTGGCAAGGATGATTTCGCCGCCCCGCTTCAAAGGGCGGCGGGTCGCAGCGTTGGTGCGCCTCGGTGCCGCGTGCCTCATGTTCATGATGTCTCCTCTTTCTCAATGGTTTGGTTTATGTTGTGGGGCGTCTGCCCCGTCTGACGGGGCGCTGTCTTGCTCCCGATGGCCTTAACTCTAGGGGTCCGATGGTACCCGCGTCCACCCCCTCAGGGTGAGACGTCCGCCACATTCCATGGTGTTGGCCCACGACGTCGTCAGCCCATCACCCCGAACACCACGAAAGGCGGTGCGCGAAGGTGGTGGGCTACATGTGGACGCATCCCCCGTCCCATGCAATCACGAGACGGGGGACACGGCGCCAGTCCAAGGAACGGGCACCCCAGCTCACATCTATCGATCCGAGCCAAACGGCCCACCCCCGACAGTCGGACGCTCCCGCTGAGCCGAGACGAAACCGTACGACCCTGAGGCGGGGCACGGAGCCGGCCGCTGCGGGAGAGGCCGCTGAACAGGGAAACGCCGAGCGACCGGCTGGCACCTCCGGCGATTCCGCAGTGAACGACGAATCACCCAGAACAGCCCATAGAACGGAGCAAGCATGATAGCCAGACCCGCCCCGAAAAAGATGACACTCGGATAAATGATGAACTACTTCACCATGAAGCCGATAGGGCCGGGGCCGGTATGACGACCACAAGGAAACCGGCGCCCGGGCTCCACGCGACCCGAGTAGTAGAACAGGCCCGGGAGCGGGATGCGGTAGCGGAGACCCATTTTCGATCTGACCTTTCAGGTTGAATGGGTAGGTTGGTATGCTGCCGTTAGCCCCTGTCATGCCATCTCACACAACGCCAATACCGTTCTCCTCCAGTGTGCTCCCAATCTCTTCAATCTTCTCCTGATCCACACCACCAACGCTAATGCCACAGTCGATCTTTCCGTTAACGTGCTCAATAATTTCAAGCTCAAGTGTGACGCGATCCAAACCAAAAATGATTTCCCTGCCCAATAGTGCAACAGGTCGCATGTCTACGTATCCGATGGTGCGGAGAATATCGAGAGCGCGGATCATCATGTCAGCGCCACGCATAACAGTGGCGAGTAGTGTTGTCAAATGTTCGGGGGTCTCTTTTCTATCGTTGACGCTCACCTCGTAGTCCGTGCCGTCCATGTGTTCGATAAGAATTGCAAGGTGTGAGCCCTGCCCGTTCAACAGCTTCGTAGTTTTACGAAGGTCCATGTGTTGGACGAGCATTTCCTCTTCCAGCTTATCGCCCATTTTGTGTGTCCCCTCTTTCTTCGCGCACCGACCTTCGGTGGTGCGTCTACTATAGAAGGGCGGTGTGTGATGCCGTCAACCCGCAGCGTGTGTGATTTATGTCCCAGGCGGCTGAAGGGCTAGGTGGCTGGGCGACCTCGCAGGCGTGTGGACTTGCGCCACCGCCCTGTCCGTGTCACCATGCGGGCATGGATACTTCACCGACCCCTCTCATCTCACCCATCCTCGATCCCGAGGTGATGGCGGCGCTCATGCTCCGCTACGTCGAGGACTACGAAGAGACCGCCTTCCAGTACGCGCGTGCTCTCATCCGCCGCCTCTGCGCCGACGTCGGCCCCTACAAGGTCGGTCAGCTGGCTCACGACATCGTCACCGAGATCACGAACGACATCGGGACCTTCGAGGGAGAGGAGGTGGCGAGCCGGATCGACGTCGCGCTGCGGCAGCTGATCGACCGCGTCGAGGCCGACAAGGCGTTCATGGCCGAACTGGCCGATTAGGACGGCTGGCCGGCTCTCCTGACCACCGAGGGGCGCCCCCGCGGCCCTCACGCGTCGCGGGGGGGCGCGGGGGGTGG